CTCGTCTAGCTATTTACTACTCGCGGAGTTCATAACGATCCCTCACCCGTCCGTAGCTATTTGATGGACCATTACGGTGCTTCCATCATTTACGCCGCCAAGCTCTGTGCACTGATGCGCTTACCTCTTGACTGACGATTTGTATTGTATTGCCTGTCTTATGGTTTATTATAGGTATATAACTATAATCTTGAACTGTGCTACAAGGAACACACGATTTATAACCATAATTTACTCTGATAGGATGCACTACTGTGCCGCATTTACAATACATAGTTTTATTTTTATTTGTTACATCTATATTATCAACAATAGTTCGTATTATGTTTGTAATAACTTATTTAAAGCAACATTTATTACATGTTCTTTCATTTTTTGATAGTCATCACCGTCAAGTGGTACCTCAGCAAGCTGCCAATCAACACTGTCTTCAATGATTTCTTTCATATGATCCGCTACACCTTGTGCAATAGAATCTAGTTCTTTCATTTTACTCATTTTATTTAAATTTATTTGCTACTTCGTATATTTCTTGTCGATCAACTTTGTCCAGGTTTTCGGTTTGGATAGCGTATTGTTTCAGTGCATAGTGTATAAATATACAGTCGCTTTCTGTTAGTTTAAGTGTTTTCATTTAATCTTGTTCTAATAGTTCATATATTTCGCTCAGTGTCATTTCGTCCACTTCACATTTCTTATAATTCTGTTGTACCCACCATTTAGACCACGCTAAATCCCATGGGTTAGTTGCTTTAGTTTCCACGTTGTATGAATTCTTTGCTAGTTACCATCCACTCACAGTTGTTTATACTGTGTCCTGCTAGTTCTAAGAACTGCTCGCAAGACTGTGTTTCAGGATTCCATTTATTTCCTTCGTTACATAACACGCTAATGTCATATCTATACGGTGTAGCGTCTTCATAGTCTAATAAGAATATATATTTAGCTGGTTTTACTTCTACCACTTCTGTAAACTCTTCTTGCATCTCGTGCCATTTTTTTATTGTATCACTCATGTTTTTACTATTTCTATTAATTGTTTTACTGAATATTCTTTACTTGTTTCGCGCCACATACGGTTGTGAGTGAACTTTCTAGCTTTTGGAAAACTAGATTTCTGTCTTGTTACAACTTTGTTGTACTCTACGTCAGTCAGTCCACTACACGTTCCGTTGAGGAGAGTTAGACGTCTATGCCCGTCTGCTCTGATTTTTTTCTGCGCTTCGGCATAGGCTAGAAGCTCTTTCATGTTAGTTGGATTAGACATAAGACCAGATTGTAGGTTTATATTCGATATAAGTTAATCCTTGGTAGTTAAACCACGAGTTAATACCTTCTTGGTCTTTGTCTTCATTGTAAATAAAAGCAAATCTAGTTGGTAATTCGCCAACATTATAACCTTTATAAGTTATGTTGTTTAATTTGATAGTAGTTTTGTTTACTTTTTTGATTATATTTTGCATAGTTTAATTTATTATATTATCAATAGTTAATCGTATTTTGTATGTATTATAGTACGGATTTATCTGTACCTTGAAATGCTTTATGAGCATTGTGAGTAGCATAATTAGATATTCCTTGTCTGAATTGCCATTCACGCTTACGATATTCGTAGTCAGTACACCATTTGTACATAGCTATACTTGAAGTACAGGGTTTGTACTTAGTTTCAAACTTTTTTATTTGATTTAGTTTATCAGTGATTAGACCTTTAGCGTCTAACTCTTTAAATTTAGTATCTTGAAATTGCATAGTATTATTTTAAATTAGTTTGTTGATAGAATTTAATTTTATTTTCTACTTGTTCACGAGTAATCTCGCCTTCAAGTTGCATGAGCACGTATCCGCTTATGTCGATTTGCTTGCCGTTCTGGCATGTTAGTATAAATTGCATAGTATTATTTTATTATTAGTTATTAGTAGACATTGGCGGAATCGAACCGCCTCACAAAGTAGAGCTCGCGTAGTCAAAATGCAGAGTGAAACCGTTATGTATTTTAGTAGAAATCGTAGTAGATATCCATAACTTTAGACTTTTGCTCGTCAGTTAATTTAGTGTAATGTTTGTCGTAGAGCTTCCACGAGATTTTTAGTAATGTATAAGAGAATGTTGACATAGTATTATTATTTTAAAGATTATTAATTAGTTTATTGTATTATCGATTTTGAGTCGTATTTAGTTTGTATTGGTTTTTCGTAGTTCTCATCATTGAGCGTTCCAAAGAGTAGCTCGTCAAAATATTCTTCACGAGCTATAAATCTCTGTTGTAGTTTGCTATAGTAACTTTTCATTAGTAGCAGATTTGACAGTTAATAGAATCCATCGCTGAATAATCAACTTGACCTGTTATCATCATAAAGATGAAGAAGGCAATTCCGCCAAACGCTAATGGCATTAGTAAACCGAAAGCTATTACTTCCGCTACCACTTCTGTTAATGGTTTTGATTTTACATATTTAGTTACTGCAGGAATAAATCCTCTGAATTTGAAATTTGACATAGTTATAATTTAGTTATTAGTTGTCATAGTGTGAATCGAACACACTCGTGTACCATAATGACATTGCTGTTTTCAACATTGTTTAGACAGGTGATGTACACAGCTTAACGCGCCTGTATAATATCCAGTTTAGCCTGTTGCCTGCTCGGTTCGGATAGTCACCGTTTGGTAAAGAAGTAGTAGTTATACTACCTCTTTATCCCTTAGTACAACTGGAACGCTAGTTGAAGAAGTATACGAACCATATTTGTTGAAGCAATTTATAGAAGATAATTTATCTTTCATAATTTCATATACTTTATCATGATTGTAAGTAAATGATTTGCCTGATTTAAATTCTACATTGATAGTAGTATTTTTGCCGATTAAAGATTTTCTGATGACGAATCTTTTTGATTGAATTGAATTTTGCATAGTTAAAAGTATTTATTATTATTATTAGTTTTTATTAGTTACATTATTATTATCATTATGTATTCGTATTATGTTTGTAATTATTTATTTTGTTTTATAAATTGTGAAATTATATTTTCTAATTCAAGTTGTTGTGATGGCGTAATGTCGCCAGTTTCTAAATTAAAGTCGTCACATATTGAAGTGAAGTCAATGTATTGTAGTAATTCCATATTCTTATTGTTATTAGTTTTTATTAGTTACATTTATATTATCATTATAACTTCGTATTAAGTATGTAAAATAGTTTAGTAGTAGAAGATGACAAGATGTCATACCACTATGTCACTATGTCATTAACAATAGTATATTATATATATGACGTAATGTCATGACAATCAGTCACATGTGTCATGTCAATGTGTCATACAACTAAATCTCACAAGGAAAAGACGAGCTAGACAGGATAATAGGTATGAAATCTAGGTAGAAAAGTCTAAACCCCCCGCTCGGGGCCCTGGAAAGTCGTATATATGACATGGAAAATCCTGAAACGCACGCGGACCCGCAAATTTGAAACCCGTTTTCCCTGGAGAAAAAGATGGTGAGGATAGGGGGCAACACCATACCCCTATATTTGTAACAACTTTTTTAAAAACAGTGACATAAGCCTTATAATATAGATAAGTAACACCCTATTGTCACACTTTATGTAAAAACACTTCAAAACCTGTAATGATATAGACTAAAGAAAACAAATAAAAACTAACTAAATGTCTATACTGCAAAGCTATCCAAAAGGTACGCCTAAAAAAGGAGATTATATAATAGGTACATCTATACCTACGGCTGGTTCTGATGAAATGCCAACTACTAGAAACTTTTCAGTAGATGCAGTCGCTGCAATTGCTAACTCTACAGCTGCGTATACAGCGTATGCCGCTAGATTAACTGCTTCTAGTGCAGCTGGCGGTGGTACACCATCCGTTAATTTATTAGCTAATAACACAGGTCTTGCGATCGCTTGGACCAGAATCGGTGTTGGACTATATAACGCAGCTATAACAGGAGGTATAGCACCAGAACAAAAAGTTTGGTTTACCGCGGGTAGTGGTGGTGGAAATGATTACCAAAAACTTTCTTGGGGCGATGAGACAGAATTAAGTCTTACTAACTATGACGGTACCACAGGGGTTGCGGTTGAAGGATTAAACGAAGTTTACATAGAAATTAGAATATACTCATAACACATGGCTAGAATAAGTTCGTATCCATTTGATACAACTGTCACAGATAATGACGCTTGGATAGGAACTGATGCGGCAAACAGACAGACAAAGCAATTCACTGCATCGGCAGTAGCTAAATACCTAAACCTTAATGCTAAGGTAAACATAGGCGGTCAAATGTCATTTAAATGGTCTGACACGCAAAATGGTGGAGCAGGTACTATATCTAAAACCGGTGGTGGTGGATCTGGAACGGGGCTTAATACTTTAACACAAGTAAGAATATCTATAACAGAACTAAATGGTCAGAATGTAGTTAAATTTTTAGAGTATATAACAGGTAAACCTATATTACTAGGTCAAGGTGATCAGATAAGTCAGTTTGGTAATTATACATTAGACACTTACACTGTAGATCCTGCAGATCCTTTTTACTATATAGCTGATTTAATTTACATCGGTGGTAATGGAGTTATCGCTCCACAAGGAACTCAATACACATTAATACACTTCGATATAACTAGCAGCGGAGATGTAAATTTAAAACAAAATTTTACCTCATCAACACAATGGGTTATAAATAATACAACAGGTAAGGCAGAGCCTTCAGTAACTTTGACTGATAACTCAAATCCGCCAAAAGAAATAAAAGGATGTGTAACATACACGGACGCAACAACAATAACAGTTGATTTTGACCAGCAGGTGGCAGGGTCATCAATACTAAATTAACAATATAAAAAAAATAAACTATGCCTATTAATTACTACTGTGCCATTGCAATGAATGGCTCTGATATTGAGATGAACAAAAATCAGCTGCAATTGCCAGTTATTGATAACGAATCATCAGCGCCTACATCACCAGTTGAAGGTCAAATGTATTTTGACACGAGTCTTGGTGATAAAACAATGTACTTCTACAATGGAACCGCGTGGATAGAAATGGATGGTTCTGGCTCAGGCGTAGAGTCTTTTACAAACGTTAACGGTACATATATATCTGCAACCACAGTTAATACAGCAGCAACAGGCGCTGTATCAGTTGGAACTATAGATCTTAGCGCTGCAGACGGAGCAGACACAAGTGGCAGATTTTTAAGTAAAGATAATGTTTGGTCAGCAATTGATGCAGGCGTTACAACCGTAAATACAACAGATGGTACATATATTGACTTAACTCCTACTACAGCAACATCAGGCGCTGTGACGGTAACTGCAGATTTAAGCGCGGTTGATGGTACGTCTAGTACTACAACTAGATTTTTATCTAAAGACAATACTTGGGATGTTCCTTCTTATACTACAAATACAGACGAAACATACACATTGCCAGTTGCTGCAGGAACACCAGATCTGTCTGCTACTATTAATTTAACAGCTGGTGGTACTGGTTCAGGTATTAAATCTGCTGTAGGAATAAATGGAAGTACTACTACAGTTAAGATTACTTCGGTAGCTGGAAATAACGGAAGCGTAACTTTTGATTTACAAGATGACGTTACAATACCAACCTCGTTAACTATAAGCGGAGCCGCTGGTGATGCATTGGATATTCCTTCTGGTAAGGGAACAAGTGCTTTAACTGTAGGAACTGACCCTTCTGATACCTTAACAACTAAAAGTTATGTTGATAGTTTAGTTTCAGGCGGTTTAACTTTTAAAGGTACTTTTAGAGCTGATACAGGTGCTATACTTTCAGGAGGTAATTCAGGTTCTTTCTTGTATAATTGTCCAGGAGGTGCAGGAACTAGAGTAGCTGTAACACAAGGTGATTACTACGTAGTTGCAACAGCGGGAGGTTCTTTCTATTGTTCAGGTGTTACATTAGATATTGGTGATGCTATTATAGCTGTAGATGACGCAGCGGCTGATTCTTCAGACGCAGCTGATTGGTCAACAATATCACAAGGTGTTACTGTGAATAGCTTTACAAATGCCAATGGTACTTATATTTCTGCTGGCACGGTAAATACTAACGCTACTGGAGCGGTAACAGTAGGTACAATAGATTTATCTGCTGTAGACGGAACTTCTGATACATCTACAAAATTCTTAAGTAAAGACAACACATGGGATGTACCTTCCTACACAACAAATACTGACGCTACATACGCATTACAAGCAGATGCCAAAAGTGGATTAAACGTTCCTTTAACATTAGCCGGTACAAATGGTGGTTCAGATACTACTGTAAATCTAACGGAAGGAACAGGTATAACATTAACTAGAAATAGCGCTACACAAATAACAATAGCAGCTGATAACAATGGTGATATAACGGCAGTTGAGCCTTCAACTGTAGAAGCGGAACTAGGTATTACAGTAACAGACAGCACTGGTCCTATACCAAAAATTGGTCTTGATATTAAAGGACTTTCTGATCTAACAACCCTTGCTAGCGCTGATAGATTTCCTGTGTACGATGTAACTGCAGATGAAAATATGTACGTCGCAGCACAAGATTTAGCTCCTGTTATAAGAAAAGCAAGCACTTTCGCTAGTACAATATCTGCATTTGGAACTGTAACACACAATTTAGGATCTTACGACGTAATAGTACAATTATATAACGCTACTAATTACGAGACAATATATGCTTGTGTTGATAGAACCTCTACTAACGCAGTGGCTATTTCTGGAGGTACTTCTTTTCCATCAGGAAACATAAGAGTATTAGTTTCCCTTGCTGATCAAGGAGTATAATAATAAAAATAAAATAAAATTAAATTAAATGGCTATAGAAACATACTGTGATCAAACTATAAACGGAACCTTAACCTTAGGATCAGCTGATTCTTTAGCAAAATTAATTTTTAATGCTAGCGGTTTTGATACAGCTGAAATTGAAGTAAACGCGTACCAAGCAATGTACGTTGATGCACAAGACGGTCTTTTTGAGTTAATGAGTGATACAAGTAACCAGAATCATGTTATTACAGGTAGGATGGGGGGAGAGGTTGAGTTAAATTACGAAGGAACAACAAAACTTAAGACGGTTACTTATGGTATACTTATATCAGGCGAATTAAATATTTCCACAATAAACAACGTATCTACAGACACTGATAAGTTTTTAGTTTCTGATAGCGGTTTAATTAAATATAGAACTGGTGCAGAGGTAAGAACTGACATTGGCGCAATAGGACCCGCGACTGATCAAGCTTCCCAAAATGCGATTTCAGGTTATATTCCTGTTTTTGTTTCAGGAACGACCACCTCAGAACCTGGCACTATTAGTAATTCTATTTTATCTCAAACTACACCATACAATACATACTCGGTCCTTGTAAACACTGGTGTTTTAGATATTAGAGGAACTTTAAAACAAAGTTTTACTAAAGAATCTATATATATTGGTGACAACGTTGGATCAAGTATAAACACAGTGTCAGCTTTCCAAGATATATATAATATAGGTATTGGTAATGATGTTTTAAAAAACTATATTACTGGAAATGATGGTGGTGGTTCACAGGAATCGGCCGGAGACAATGTAGGAATTGGATATCAAGCGATAACAAACCTAACTTATGGAACAAACAACGTTGCTATTGGAACGGACACACTGAAAGCTTTAACACTTGGGGCAAACAATATTGCTCTTGGGAAAAACTCTTTACTAGCTCTAACCGGAACAAGATCAAACTCTCTTGGAAACGTAGCATTAGGTTTTAATACTTTAAGTAGTATGACAACTGGTACTTTTAATGTGGCAATAGGAAATACTAATCTTGAAGCAACAACTTCAGCTGAATCTGTTGTATCAATTGGTAATGATGTTGCAAAACCATTTACAGGCACAATAACAGAGGCTGTATTAATAGGTAACAAGGTTTTAGCTAACAGCACGGCAACAAATGTAAATGATGCTATAATAATAGGCCAGAACAGCGGGCTTGCAACTGCAGGTACACTTACCAACGACATTCTTATAGGTAGAAATTCCTTTAATGGCAATACAAGTAGTGGTAACAATATAGCTATTGGCGGAAGTGCAAACCAACAAAATGGTACTGTAGATACTTCAATAGCGATAACAACTCGTGATGGTTTAGGAACTGGCGGTAGCGCAAGCTCTTTTGGTATAGTCATAAGTACTTATGATGATGCAGACACGGGAGTTGGAAGTGTAAATGATTCACAAGGAAAATATAGCGCTACAATTGGTGGTATTGGAAATCTTAATCAAGGTGGTAATGGTTTTATTGGTGGTGGTAAAACAAACACAATTGTTTCAACCGCGACAAATAGCGCGATTTTAGGTGGTTTTGATAACGAAGTACAAAGTGGTGGTTCAGGCGGTATGGCATTAGGTTCAAACCTACAGGTCAATGGAAATAATCAAGTTGTTTTAGGAAGATTTAATACTGCTAATAATAACTCAAAACTTATAGTAGGTGCTGGTTTTAGCAATGCTAACAGAATAAATGCTTTTGAGGTAAAAAACACAAGTCAATTAAAGCTTGGTAAATACGGCCAAACACCAGCGAACTTTCCAAGTCCAAGTACTTTAGAAACTCTGGTGAATGTTTTAGTGGTTGCCCCGAACAATAACGTCATTGAAATACCTATTACTAACTCAGAATTTAATTCTCAAAAATTACTGTCAAGCGATAGACCAGTAACAGCGGGAAGTGTAACAAACCTAGGTACATCTGAGTCAAAAATAGTAAAAATATCTTGGACTGGAAGTGCTGGAAATGCTATTTTAAGATTACCCTTAGCTAGTAACTTTACAAATAAAACAATACGATTTATAACAGATAGCTCATTACCAGCAACAGCAACAGCGCAAATTCAAGGCAACGGCGGTACTGAGACTATAAACGGTTCAACTGCTGGAGTAACACTCACAGGTACGTATCAAGCAACTATGGTTTGGTCAGACGGCACAGAGTGGTGGGTGCTTTAGTAAAAACAATAACAAACAAGTGATAATATAAATATACCTGCTCGGTAAGAGCAATAACCAATGTCTAATTTAAAACCAAAACCAATGACATTTTATTACGAGACTAATTCGTGGACTAGTCAACCGCAACCAGATGAAAACCAAATTAAACTATGGAACCATATAGCCGACAAAGCTAACTGGCGTATAGTTCAATTACCCAACGGTTACTACCAAACAGAATACCAAGATCTTCGAAACGAAGAGACCTGGAAGGATGTAACTCGGCGAGAAACAATGGAAGCTGCCGAGACTTCAATAGATAAGACAATAGAACACTACAAAAAGAAAGTTGAATTTTTAAACGGACCTAAGGTAGTAAAAACTTTTAAATAAAATAAATTAAATTAAATCTAATTAAATCATGGCTGATGCTATAGTAAAAAATCTTAGTTTTGGAGACGAAGCTAAAGATAAAATATTTAAAGGAATTGAACAACTCACAAACGCTGTTAGCTCCACACTTGGAGCTAGCGGTAAATGTGTTATAATGGAAGATGACCAGGGTAATCCTGTCATAACAAAAGATGGTGTTACTGTCGCAAACTGCATAACACTGCACGATCCAATAGAGAATATGGGTGCAACTTTATTAAAAGGTGCAGCTAGAAAAACAGTTAATGAAGCTGGTGATGGAACAACTACAGCCACCGTGTTAGCTCACGCTATACTGAGTGAAGCTCGTAGTAAAGACATAAACACTAGAGAACTAAAAGAAGGTATAGATAAAGCTGTTGATAAAGTTGTTAAATATTTAGAATCAATAAGTATACCTGTTAAAGGTGACATGATAGACGACATAGCAACTATATCAACCAACAATGATAAAGTTCTAGGTAAGTTAATAGGTGATGCTTTTAGAGAAGTAGGTGAAACAGGGATTGTGACACTTGGTGTTTCTGAAAATGGAATAACAGAAACAGAGATAGTAGATGGTATAGAATACTACAAAGGTTATTGCCATCAAAACTTTATAACTGATAAAGAAAAAGGCACGGCAGAACTAGATAAACCGCTGGTTTTAATAATGGAATCAAAAGTAGAATCTATTAGACAAATACAACCTGTGTTAGAACATGTAATAAAAAACAACAAACCATTACTTTTAATAGGCGAAGTTGATCCTACTGTTCTTTCTGCTTTGGTAATGAACAAAATGAAGGGTAATATTAAAGTAAACGTTGTAGACCCTCCAGCATATGGCTTACGCAAAAAAGAAATACTAAATGATTTAGCTTTGCTTACAAACTCAACTATAATAAATGAGGACTTAGGCGATGATTTAAATGCAATACAAATAGATTATTTAGGTGAATGTGTAAAGTCAGTTTCTCAAGAAAATCAAACAGTAATTCAAGTAGAAGAAATACCTGATGAAGCTAAAGATTTTATAGAAAAAATTAAAAAAGATTTAAAAAAGAAAAACCCTGCACACGTTGTTGTTAATTTAGAAAGAAGATTAGCTACATTAAGTGCTAAAGTGGCTATAGTAAAAGTAGGTGCTTTTTCTGATGTAGAATTAAAAGAAAAAACAGATAGGGTCGAAGACGCTATATGTGCTACAAAAGCCGCTATAAAACAAGGTATAGTACCAGGAGGTGGTATTGCTTTATTAAATGCTTCGTCAATAATAAAACCTAAAACAAAAGGTCAAAAAGTGTTGTTGGAAGCTATAAAGTCACCTTTTAAAACTATACTTAAAAACGCTAATATTAAAGAACCTGATTTTAATAAAAATGATGGTACTGGATTAAATGTGGTTACAGGAAAAATGGTAAATATGGTTGAGTCAGGGATTATTGATCCTTTGCTCGTAACTAAAAGCGCTTTAATTAACGCGGCTTCTGTGGCAACAACTATCCTTTCTACTGATTGTGTAATTAATAATATGAGAATAGATGAAAGCGCTAGGTAGAAATTTAATTATAGAAAAGCTAGAAGATCAAATTCAAGAAACAAATGGTGGATTACTTTTAGCAGAAATACACAGAGATGACATTAGATACTTAAAGGCAAAGATTATAAGCCTAGGTAATGATGTTGAAGGTGTTAAAAAAGAAGATATTATATTTTATGATAAACATGCAGGTCATAAAATACAAAATAATAAAAAAATATATCACGTTATTAAGTCAACAGACGTGGTCGTTGTTTTGTGAAAAAGCTAGAAGCAGGAGATTTAAAAAATCTTAATCTGCTAAAACATTATCGAATAATACGCAAATGGGCTTCCAAAAACAACGATCTAAATGAAGCAGATTTAGAACTATTGATATATTTAGATTGTATAGACTTGTTTACAAAAAAAGATTTTGAAGCAGGTTCTTACTCTTACAGTTGGGATAATAGAAGATGGAGTAGATTAATAAAAGGCGAATGGATTTCTGTCTGGAGACAGAGAAATAGAACAACTCAAAAGTACAACATATACAAAGTTTCTTTTAAAGGTAAACAGCTTATTAAAAGAATATATCGCATAATGCTAGGTGAAGATGATATACCTATTAGTAAAAGGCGAAACAAGATTATAAAAGGAAATTCATATATAGATAAGGTTTTGACTAAATCTATATATAACGTTAATAAAGATAAAAGCAGATAAATGAGTACAATAGCAGCAAGTACAGCATTGGCGGGATCAAAAATCTCAGATAGTAGGTCTGGAGGAATAGTTAGCACTATGTTTGGTGAAAATCCAGCTAATCTAGCCGCTTTAGGATCAAACAATCAACAAGCTGCTGGTGCAGCACCAGAGCCAGAATCAACTGACCCAAGTTATTTGTCTGATGCTAATTCAGCTTATAGTGATGCTTATTCTGCAATGATGGATAATAAAGGGCCAGGTGGAAGAGCGAACGCTCAGTCAGCTGGTTTAATGGATACTTTTAATTCTGCTAAAGAAGCGAGAGACGCGGCTAGACTAAGATTCAAATCAGAAGAAGCAGGTATGTCTCCAGAGGAATACAGTCAAGATCAAGTGTCTCAGTATGGTGGAGGTTATGGAAGAAGATTAGGTATTGGTAATATGATGTCTCAATATGGCAATATTAGAAATGGTGTTAACGCAACTCAAAACCAACTAGTATCAGACGCACAGCAATCTTATACAGATAATCCTAGTGAACAAGAAACTTCTGAATCTAAATTAAGAAACCCTTTAGGGCAAGAATTACAACCTATGAATGCTGTAGGTTTTAAAAATAGCGCTATAACAAACGCTGGAGAAATGTTTGGTCAATCTTACGGAGGATTGTTTGCTGGAGCTGCTAAAAAATATAAATGACCTACATACTGTAACGTAGACACAATGCATACTATGTATTGGAACGATATGAGAAAAAGAAATAAATAAATAAATAAAAATAATTATGGACCACAAAAAATACGATCCAGCAATGGAAAAATTAAAACCAGGAACAAAAGTTGGTGTAGTAGGTGAATCTCATATATGGGACGGGCCTTTAAATCAAGAAGGCAGAGTTCATGGTCAAGGAGCTAGTAATGGAATAACAGGTATGCAAATACTTAAAGCTCCTGTTAAATATAAAGGAATCAATCCAGTTCTTTGCGCACAAGGCAGAGTTGGAGAATTATAAAAACAAAAAAATGAGTACATACAATTCATCGGTAAGTGTTATCCTCAGCGACACTATTAATATACCTCAACCTGGGGTTATAGCTAGTGGTACAAACACAGGGGCTACAAATCAATTAATTGATGCTGGTAGTGATTTTTCACCAGCAGTAACTAACCCTCTGGGATATGTTATATCTGGAGGAGACGTAGTATACACTAATGGCGAGATATTTACCGTAGTAAGTGTGGACGATGCAAACACAATAACGTTAAGTGGTAGTCCCACTCAAGCTGCTACATATGAAATATATAAAAGTAACGCTGCTAATATTAGTGATGGTTACTCTTTATATTTTGGAACAACAGGCAATGTTGTTGTTGAAGATGTTTCTGGTAATCAAGTTACTTTAAATAATGTAGTTGCTGGAAAAGTAATAGATCTACTGGTGGTTAAAGTGTTATCAACTGGATCAACTGCTTTAACTGATATAGTAGCTTTACAAAACATATAGTTATGGCAAATATTCTAATGAACAGATTAGGTGCTGCTAAGGCCGGTAAAGGTTGTGCAGAGTCAGAGGGTGGAAGTGGTTGCGTTGTAAAGCGTGGCGATAAATACGTTATTTTAAATAATAAAAAAGGTGGTGTTTGGAAATCAGGTTTTTCTTCTGCTGAAGAAGCTAAGAAGATGCTTTCGGCATATCACGCAAATTCATAACTATGGGGTACAATCACAAAGGACATTACGGTCATTACAGCGGAAACGCAAAGCACTCAAAGCATCATATGGTTAATTCATGGGAAGAAGAAGATGTAGCAAGAGGTAGAAAAGAAATGGCAGAAGGCCACAAAGGACACGCTGAGGCGTTGTTTGATGATGCACATGGTAGTTATAATTATGATGGACATAATTCTACTGGCGCTGAACATCATGGAGCTGCTAAGACAGTTAGCTGGAAATATGGAGACGCTACGTACTCAGGTGAATTAATACCTAGCAAAGAAACATCTACACATAGATATGCTAGAACACATAACGGTAAAATAAAATCCTTACCGAAAAATAAATAAACAGAGTAAACTGATAAATCAAAAAAAAACAACCAAACCAGGCTTAACAGCCACAAAACAAAAACAAATGTCAAAATTTTTAAAATTCAACATTGTTGACTCAGCAGCACCATTAACACAAGGATCTGAATTAGTCAACGTAGATCAAATCCAAAGCGTATCATACGTAGCAGGAACAGGAGTGTTATCACTTGTATTAGAAGGCGCTGTAGGTACTCAAGCAGGATACGCTATTGCTAACGATGGTTCTGCAACTGTACCAGCTGCGGTTTTAAGTCAAAGAGTAATAAATATTACTGTAACAACAACTAAAGATGGAACCGCCGGTGTTCCAACTATAGTTAATGGAAGCAAGTCACCGCAAAAAGCTGTATACGCTGCATTAACTGCTAATCCAGGAGGTGTACAATCAACTGTTCAATTAGGACTTGATGAAGCTGCTACTCCAGTGCAAATGTATTTTTCTGACTTTGCAATTGCAACAGAAGCAATATAATAAATGGAATCCAAAGGATTAGGCGATAGCATTGCTAAATTCACTAACAAAACAGGTATTAAGACCGTTGTAGATAAAATATCAGACGGTCTTAACATACCTTGCGGTTGTGATAAAAGACAATCATGGTTTAATAAAAAATTTCCTTATAACAATGGCATTTAAAATAAACCCTCCGTTCGATTTAAACAAAATGAACACGTCTGTATTTGAAAGAGATATGGGTGATGATCCTGTTTATGCGCGAACGCCTAAAAATGGAGTTATTATTTTAAATGAAGATTTACTAGATGATCCAGTAGAAATGCAGAAAACATTAGCTCATGAACAAGTTCACGTTGATCAATACAAAAGTGAAATAAAAAATCCAGGTAGTGGATTAGATTATGAGGTAAATTCTGAAGGAGCTGGTAAAGTGATGTTTAAAGGAAAAGAATATGATTACTCAGTAATGCAGGCCGGTAAAGGTCCTTGGGAAAAAGATGCTCAATTAGCAGAAAAAAAATTAATGCAAAAAACAAACAAACGTAATGGATAAAAAAATGAAAACAAATCAAGACGGTGGAAGTTATTCTGCTAAAAAACCAAGTGCTCCAGCAAAGGAGTTGGCGGCAAACCAAAGCGGTGCAGCTAGAATGGGATACAATCAATCTTTTGGAGCCGCTAGAATGGGTGGTTATGCAAAAGGAGCTGCTAAAGTAGCTAGCATAATGAGCTTTGGAGCTTCTAAATACATGAGCCACGGAGCAGCTAACGCAGGCCACGGTGGATCAGCAGGACACAAGCATGATCCAGTAGATGGTGATAAAGTACCTGCTTACACAACTAGAAATACAACTACTACACACTCAGGAGGTGGATCAAGTACTTCTAGTGACAACAACTCTAATTCTTCTAGTGGAAGTTCTTCTAGTGGAAGAACAAGCTTTAGCTCTGACCCTGCAGAAAAAGCAAAGCAAAAGGAATGGATAAGAAATAATCCAGTAAAGTACAAAGAAATGTTGGCGGAAAAAAAGAAGAAAAACAATTCTACTTCAACAAGCACAAATAATAATTCCACAAATTCACAGGTTAAAGAAGAAACTATAGTTATTGGCGATCAAACCAAAAATGACGTTAATTTATCAGGAGTAGAACAAAGGAAAAATGCGCGATCAAAAAGAGAAGCAGAAAGACTAAAGAAATTAATTGCAGTTAAAAAAGATTCAGCAAATTTTTCCAATTCGAAAAGAAAATTAGTAACCAGAGATGGTAAGAAACCTCTTAATGAATCTACGGCTAATAAAATAACTACGGTTGCTAATGCTAGAGCTAGAAAAGCCTTACGAGGAGCAGTAACAACATCGGAAGCAAACAGTATGTTTCCACCTGCGGTTAATTCCAGAACAAGCCCAGAAGCGGGAACTGAAGGTGGTGTTTTCACACGGGAGGATTATCGATAGATGAAAAAAATAATTCAATGGCTTACAGGTGGCGTCATCAAAGAAGTTGGTGACGTCATTGATAAGCTCACAACCACGAAAGAAGAAAAGCTGCTAATTAAAAAGCAAATCCAAGAAATCATGGATAAGGCTAATGCTGAGGCAGAGAGTCAAATAACAAGGCGTTGGGAAAGCGATATGAAATCAGATTCATGGCTTTCTAAAAACACTAGACCTATGGCTTTAATATTCTTATCTTTTATGGCTATAGCTTTTATATGGGTTGATAGTCATCACGAGATATCTTTTACTGTAGAACAAGAGTGGATTGGATTATTAAAACAGTTACTTACAACTGTTTATATAGCTTATTTTGGATCACGAGGTGTGGAAAAATTCAAATCTATAAGTAATAATAAATAGTAAGAGTAATAATCAAATTAAATAAAATCAAATGAAAAAAACAATATTAATATTTTTGTTGTTGTTTAGTAGTTTTTTATCCGCGCAAACGGAAACATCACTATTGGAAGGCGAATGGAAACCAAATCCAAATGAAACATCTTATAATTGTATTATAACGGTTGATGATAACTATAAAATTAATAAAGTTAAAACAATCCATAGTATTAGTTATGAGAAAAATAAGGTTTTTATGGAGGATATAAAATTCCAAGACAAATACAAAGTTGTAACAACTCATACAAATAAAGAAAATGGGCATACAGTTGAATCAACATATGCTTTAATTAACCCGAATACTTTATCTAGACAGTTTAAAGGTGATTCAAATATGTATATATTATACACTAGAGTAAACAAACAAACAATTAAATTAAATTAAAATGGCAGAAAGCTTTAAAATTACAGAAGAAGAATTAAAAGTTGTTCAAGAACAACAAGTTAATTACCAAAAAATAATAGAACAATTAGGATTGTCTGACGTAAGAAAACACACACTTTTATCTCAGTTAGATTTATTACTTCCTAAAATAGAAGAAAACAAACAAGCTCTTGAAGAGAAATACGGCTCTATTAATATAAACATACAAACAGGTGAATACACCGAAATAGAGAAAGATGATGATGGTGAGACAGCTGTTGTTAAAGCTGAGGACTAATGACTAACGTAATAAGAAAAATCAGTATAGGTGCTGATTATAAAAGCGATGCTATGCACTACTCTGTTGGACAAAGTGTCTATGGTGGTCATGAAATTGCCTATATAACTCAAGACCAGAAAGATAATTCTTATAATATTCACATAAAGAAAAACAATGAGGTATTGCCGTGGAAGAAGTTTAATTCTAACATGGCTATATCCATTGAATATGATTTAGAGTATTAATGAAAAGCCTTTATGATTTTATAGTAAAACCTCTAGGTGATACTTATGAAAATAAAAAAACAATAGGTGACAAAGAACTTATATTAAATACTAAAATTGAAAGTTTTAAATTCGTAAATAATGTAGCAGAGGTTATTGAAACTCCAGCTGCTTATGAAACTATTATAAAAAAAGGAGATTTAGTGTTAATACACCATAATGTTTTTAGAACTTTTTATAGTATGCAAGGTGTAAAGAAAAAATCAAGATCTTACTTTAAAGATAATCTGTTTTTTTGTGCTCTTGATCAAATATACTTATATAAAAATGAGAACAAATGGAAAGCTGTAAACAATAGATGTTTTGTTAAACCTTTAAAATCTAAGGACAAATTAACAACAAATAAAGAACAGCACCTTATTGGTATACTTAAAATAGGTAATAGTTCCTTAGAAGCGCTAGGAATAAACGAGGGAGACTGTGTTGGTTATACTCCTTATGGGGAATATGATTTTAATGTAGAGAACGAGCGTTTATATTGTATGAAATCTAATGATATTGTAATTAAATATGGAAATAAAGAAAACCAAGAAGAGTATAATCCAAGCTGGGCAAGTAGCGGTTGAAGAATTAATAAAAGTCGCTAAAGAGCCCATTATAGATTTTGGCCCTGACATCTCAGCAGATAGACTTAAGAACGCCGCGGCTACTAAAAAATTAGCTATATTTGATGCCTTTGAAATATTACAAAGAATACAAGAAGAAGAAAATATTATAAACGAAAAACCAAAAGAAGTTAAAGAAGAAAAAGCTTTTAAAGGTTTTGCAGAAGGAAGATCTAAATAATGTATACGCAAGATCTTTTTACTGTTGTTGAAGACCACATAAAACCTAAAGTTCTAAAAAGAATGAATAGGTATAACAAGTGGGAGTATGGTTATAATGAAGAACATGATATAGTTATTATATCTAAAACAGGAAAAATAGGTGAAATATATAAAATACAAAATTTATATATAGGGCTACCTGAGGTTCCTAAAGATGTTGTTAAATTTAAAAACAACAAATGGAATAGAGAAACACTACCAGTTGCTTTCAAAAAAATCAAAACAATTTTTGATTGGGAAGAATACCCAGTTGATTTTAAAGAAAAATGGTATGATTATATTGATAAAGAATTTAATAGAAGAGAACAAGGTTTTTGGTTCTATAATAAAAGTGTGGCTACTTACCTTACTGGTACTCACTATATGTACCTGCAGTGGTCCAAAATTGATGTTGGGAAACCAGACTTTAGGGAAGCAAACAGATTATTCTTTATATTCTGGGAAGCTTGTAAAGCCGATGTCAGGTGTTATGGAATGTGCTATCTCAAAAACCGTAGATCGGGATTTTCTTTTATGGCATCAGGAGAGGTGGTTAATCTTGCAACTATTAATTCCGATTCACGATACGGAATATTGTCCAAATCTGGGGCCGACGCGAAGACAATGTTCACTGATAAAGTCGTACCAATATCGGTCAATTATCCGTTCTTTTTTAAACCGATACAAGACGGAATGGACCGTCCCAAAACCGAACTTGCCTATAGAGTACCAGCGTCCAAATTCACCAGGAGGAAACTCATCGCCAACGAGACCGCGACCGATCTTGAGGGACTCGATACCACTATCGATTGGAAAAACACGGGCGACAATGCCTATGATGGGGAGAAACTCAAACTCCTCGTCCACGATGAATCCGGTAAATGGGAGAGGCCGAACAACATCCTCAACAACTGGCGTGTTACGAAAACCACCCTTAGATTAGGTAGTAGAATTATTGGAAAGTGTATGATGGGTTCAACATCTAATGCTTTAGACAAAGGAGGTGATAACTTCAAGAAATTATACTATGACTCAGATGTTACAGAAAGAAACGCCAATGGACAGACTCGCAGCGGACTCTATTCTTTGTTCATACCTATGGAATGGAACTACGAAGGATACATTGATTCTCATGGCGTACCTGTATTCGACACACCAAAGAAACCGGTTGAAGACCCTCACGGAGTAAAAATAAAACAAGGGGTAATAGAATATTGGCAAAATGAAGTAGATGGTTTAAAGCAAGATCAAGACGCTTTAAATGAATTCTATAGGCAATTTCCAAGAACTGAAGAACATGCTTTTAGAGACGAAGCTAAATCTTCGTTATTTAATTTAACTAAGATTTACGAGCAAATAGATTACAATGGTGATGTTGGTAAAACAAAACTAGTAACAAGAGGAGATTTTTACTGGGAAAACGGAATAAAAGATACACGAGTTCTTTTTGCACCTAAAAATAATGGTAAATTTTATTTATCATGGGTGCCAGATGTTAGTCAACAAAATAAGATTATAATTAAAAGAGGTATAAAATACCCAGCTAATGAACACATGGGAGCTTTTGGATGTGACTCTTATGACATATCAGGAACAGTAGATGGTAGAGGTTCTAATGGATCTTTACATGGTCTAACTAAGTTTAGCATGGAGAACGCTCCTGCGAATCATTTCTTTTTAGAATATATAGCAAGACCTCAAACCGCTGAAATGTTTTTTGAAGATGTTTTAATGGCTTGTATTTTTTATGGAATGCCTATATTAGCTGAAAATAATAAACCTAGATTACTGTATCATTTTAAAAGAAGAGGTTACAGAGGTTTTGCAATGAATAGACCGGATAAATTAAAACTATCTATTACAGAAAGAGAGATAGGTGGAATACCTAATTCATCAGAAGATATTAAACAAGCTCACGCGGCTGCTATAGAATCATATATAGAAGATTTTGTAGGTTTAAAACAAAATGGAACATATGGAGATGTTTACTTTCAAAGAACATTAAACGATTGGTCTAAATTTAATATAAATAACAGAACAAAACATGATGCTTCTATAAGTTCTGGCCTAGCAATAATGGCCTGCAATAAAAACAAATATAGACCAATACCTACAATTACAAGAAAAACTTATGATCTTGGTTTTAAAAGATATAATAATAAAGGAACAATGTCAAAAATAATTGAATAAATGAAAATGTACACTAACTCAAATAGCGCCTTTCCTAGTCAGGTAGTACCGGATTATGAAAAAGCTTCGTTAGAATATGGTTCACAAGTGGCGCAGGCTATTGAGACAGAGTGGTTTAATCAAGGCCGAACTAATGGTAATAGATATCTTACTAGTTTTAATAATTTTCATCACTTAAGATTATATGCTAGAGGTGAACAACCTGTTCAAAAATACAAAGATGAACTATCAATAAACGGTGACTTAAGTTACTTAAATCTAGACTGGAAGCCAGTTCCTATATTATCTAAGTTTGTTGATATTGTTGTAAACGGTATATCTAGTAAAGAATATGACATAAAAGCTTATTCTCAAGATCCTGCTTCTGTAAAGAAAAGAACTATGTATGCAACTGCTGTTGCGGAAGATATGTTTGCTAAGGAACAAATGCAAGCTGCTGAAGATTTACTAGGAGTTCAATTACAAAGAACAAGTATTCCTCCTGCAGATTTACCAGAAACAAAAGAAGAATTAGAGTTACATTTACAGTTAAGTTATAAACAGGCTATTGAAATAGCGGAAGAAGAAGCTATAACGCAGACTTTAGCTAAAAATAAATGGGAACTTACTAAAAGAAGATTAAACGAAGATCTTGTTGTATGCGGGATAGCATGTGCAAAAACTAGTTTTAATGTAGCTAATGGCATAACTTTAGACTACGTTGATCCTTCTTATTTAGTATACTCTTACACAGAAGATCCTAATTTTCAAGACATATACTATGTTGGTGAAGTTAAATCAATAACTATACCAGAGCTTAAGAAGCAGTTTCCTAATATTCCAGAAGAAGAATTACAAAGAATTCAAGAAATGCCTGGTAACAGGCAGTATATAACTGGGTGGGGCAACTATGACAACAACACGGTTCAAGTAATGTATTTTGAATATAAAACTTACATGAATCAGGTTTTTAAATTAAAAAGAACTGAAAACGGTTTAGAAAAAATAATAGAAAAAACAGACGAATTTAATCCTCCGCCAAATGATGGGTTTGAAAGAGTCGGTAGAAGTATAGAAGTATTATACACTGGAGCTAAAGTGTTAGGAACAAACACAATGCTTAAGTGGGAGCTAGCGGAAAATATGACAAGACCAGCTGCTGATACTACTAAAGTAGAAATGAATTATTCTATAGTTGCGCCAAGAATGTACAAAGGTAGAATAGAATCTATTGTAAGTAGATGTACAGGTTTTGCAGACATGATACAGTTGACGCATTTAAAGATGCAGCAAGTACTAGCTAGAATGGTTCCAGATGGTGTGTTCTTAGATATGGACGGTTTAGCAGAAGTTGATCTAGGTAATGGAACAAACTACAATCCAGCTGAAGCGTTGAATATGTATTTCCAAACAGGTAGTATAGTCGGTAGATCGCTGACGCAAGATGGTGATCCAAATAGAGGCAAGATACCTATTCAAGAATTACAGTCATCTGCTGGTGGTCAAAAACTAGCAGCTTTAATACAAACGTATCAATACTATTTACAAATGATACGTGATGTCACGGGTCTTAACGAGGCTAGAGATGGTAGTTTACCTGATAAAGATGCTTTAGTAGGTCTTGCTAAAATGGCAGCTAATCAATCTAATATAGCTACAAAACATATAAATCAAGGTAGCTTATATATTGCTTTAAAAATATGTGAAAACATATCTTTAAAACTAGCAGATGCTTTAAGTTATCCTTTAACAGCTAATGCTTTAATAGAAGGTATATCCATATATAATGTAGAAACATTAAGAGAGATATCTAATTTAAACTTACATGATTTTGGTATATTCTTAGAGCTAGAACCTGACGATGAAGAGAAAGCTCAGCTAGAACAAAACATCCAAGTTGCTTTGCAGTCTGGAGGTATTGACTTAGAAGACGCTATAGATATTCGTCAAATTAAAAATCTAAAACTAGCAAATCAATTACTAAAACAAAAACGTAAAAAGAAATTAGCTAGAGAAAGAGCAAATCAAGAGAGAATGATAGCTGCTCAAGGTGAAGCCGCTGCTAAAACAGCAGAGCAAACTGCATTAGCAGAAACTCAAAAACAAGCAGCATTAACTCAACAAAAAGTTAGTATAGAGCAAGCTAAGTCTCAATTTGAAATAAGTAGAATGGAAACTGAAATGCAGATAAAAGCTAAATTAATGCAGCAAGAGTATGGTTATCAATTTCAATTAGCTCAAATAAAAACAGGAGCTGAAGGTTCTAAAGAAAAAGATATTGAAGATCGTAAAGATAAAAGATTAAAAATGCAAGGTACTCAACAGAGTAAATTGATACAGCAGAGACAAAATGACTCTAACCCTGTTGATTTTGAAAATACAGGAGAAAACAACTTAGGATTTAACATAGAAGAGTTAATGCCTAAAGTTTAATTATTTAATTATTTAATTATATTATATTATGTCAGAAAACACAACGACTCAAGAAGTCAAACAAGAAGGTGATTTTAAAATTAAAAAAAAGAAAACACCAAAAAACTTAGGACACCTTAGTGGTAATGATCCTGTAAAAGTAGATTTAACAAAACCAGAAGCAACAGGTGAAATTATACCAGATGTTGTAAAGGTTGAAATACCAAAAGAAGATAATGCCATTCGTATCGGAGAAACAGGAAATGTTCCTGAAGAAAAACAAACCGGAGATTTGGTTGAAGTGGACAAACAAATACAAGAGCCCAGCGAGGTTGTTGAAGAAGTCACCCCACTCCAAGAAATAACCGATGAAGAAGTTAAAGAGGTTAAACAAGAAGCTAAAGAAGCTGTAAGAGATCATCAGATCTTAGGAAAACCTTTACCGGAAAATGTAGAAAAACTAGTTTCTTTTATGGAGGAAACAGGTGGAAGCGTAGAAGACTACGTGGCATTAAACAAAGATTACTCTAAGCTTAATGGCTCAGAGGTTTTAAAAGAATATTATCTTAAATCCAAACCACACTTAGACTTAGAAGAAATAGCTTTCTTAATGGAAGATAATTTTAAGTATGATGAGGATATAGATGAAGAGCGAGCTATACGTAAAAAGAAACTCGCTTATAAAGAAGAAGTTGCAAAAGCAAAACAATACTTAGAAAGTTCTAAGAGTAAATATTACGACGAGATCAAGTTGAGACCGGGCGTAACTCAAGAACAGCAAGAAGCGTTAAGCTTTTATGACCGATATAAAGAGCAGCAAGAAAAAGCTCAAGCACAACACGGTGATTTTAGAGATCGTACTAAAAGATTATTCAATAAAGAATTCAAAGGTTTTGATTTTAATGTGGGGGATAAGAAATTTAGATACGGTGTTAAAGACCCAGCTAAGGTAGGTGAAACCCAAATAGATGTTCAGAATTTCGTAGGTAAGTATTTAGACAAAGACGGAAATATGATAGATCCAAGTGGGTATCACAAGGCTATGTACGCTGCAATGAATGCTGATAAACTAGCTCATCATTTTTACGAACAAGGAAAAGCGGATGGCATCAAAGGTGTTATTACAAATTCTAAAAATCCAGCGCAAGACGGACCTAGGCAAGTTGCCGATGGAAATGTTTTCATAAATGGATTAAAAGTAAAGTCGATTAGTGGTTTAGATTCATCAAAATTAAAAATAAAAACAAAAAAGTTTAACTAATTAAAATTAAAATTATGGCTTTATCCCCACAGTTTGGAAGTATAGTACCTTCTCAAACTCAACAATTACTTCAACAGAACTATCTTACATTCGATGGTGCTGCTGGTGGAAATTTTGCTCAGCAATATTTACCAGAGCTTTACGAAGCTGAAGTAGAAAGATACGGTAACAGAACGTTATCCGGATTTTTAAGAATGGTAGGCGCAGAAATGCCTATGACTTCTGATCAAGTAATTTGGTCTGAACAAAATCGTTTACACATATCTTATGCTGATTGTGCAATCGCTGCTAACTCTGGTGGTGGTGCAAATCTAGGTATTGATATTACTAACGGTGGTGCAAACACACAAGTATCAAACGTTGTTTCTCCAGCCTCTACGGTTGTAGTTATGGACGACTTTGGTGGTGAATTAAAATGTTTCGTAGATGCTTCTAATAGCGCTACTGGTCTTATATCTGTACAACCTTACACTGCTGCTGATCTATCCGGTCTAACTGGTTTAGTTAAAGTATTTGTATATGGTTCTGATTACCAAAAAGGACAGAGTTCAGCTCAAGCTATTTCTGGTGCAAACGCAATTGGAGGTGCTAACCCTATGATTACTGTAAACCCTGCGTTTACTACTTTTAGCAACAATCCTATTATCATTAGAAGCCAATATTCTATCAATGGTTCTGACACTGCTCAGATCGGTTGGGTAGAAGTTGCTACTGAAGATGGAACAGGTGGTTACTTATGGTATTTAAAAGCTGAGTCTGAAACTAGACTACGTTTCGAAGATTACTTAGAAATGTCTATGGTTGAAGGTGAACTTAAAAACGCTGCTGTATCTCCTATTGCTGGAGCTGCTGGTGTAGGTATCATTGGTACTGAAGGTTTATTTGCTGCTATCCAAAACGGAGGTAACGTAGAAGTAGGATTTACTGCTGCTGCTGGTATTGACGCTTTTGATGCAATACTTAAAAACCTAGATACTCAAGGAGCTATCGAAGAAAACATGTTATTCTTGAACAGAAACACTGCTCTTGATTTTGACGATATGTTAGCTTCTATCTCTGGAGGTTATGCAGGTGGTACTGCTTTTGGTCTTTTCGAAAACTCTGAAGAAATGGCATTGAACTTAGGATTCTCAGGATTCCGTAGAGGTTCTTATGATTTCTATAAGACAGATTGGAAATACTTAAACGACGCTTCAACGCGTGGTGCAATGACTGGTCCTGCTTCAATTGAAGGAGTATTAGTTCCTGCAGGTACTTCTACTGTTTACGACCAAATCTTAGGTACAAACATTAGACGTCCTTTCTTACACGTAAGATACAGAGCTTCTCAAGCTGATGACAGACGAATGAAATCATGGCTAACTGGTTCAGTTGGTGGTGCATTTACTTCTACGTTAGATGCAATGGAAGTTAACTTCTTATCTGAAAGATGTTTAGTAACTCAAGCTAGAAACAACTTTGTATTATTCAAAGGTATCTAGTACATTAATGTAATTCTTACCCTCGTTATATCAACGGGGGTAATTATTACCTTTATTAATTTTATTATATTATATCATGGAAAAAAAAGAAAAAATCCAACAAACTGGTTGGGAGATAAAAGATAGAAGATATTTTTTAAAAGATAACTCTTCACCATTAACATTAACAATACCTAGTAAGCATACAAAAAAACACGCTCTACTATGGTTTGACGAAGAAACAGGATCTCAAAGAGAGTTGAGATACGCTACAAATCAAGCATCTGTATTTGTTGATGAGCAAAAAGGTGAAGCAACAATGGGGCATATATCTTTTACCGATGGTGTTTTGCAGGTTCCAAAAGAACAGCAAGCTTTGCAGAAAATGCTATCTATATACCACCCTTTATTAGGTAAAAAATACCTAGAACACAAACCTCAAGCAATCGCTCAAGATCAATTAGCTGATTTAAATATAGAAATAGATGCATTAAATGCTGCTAGAGAAATAGAAATAGATCAAGCTGAAGCAATCATGAGAGTAGAGATTGGCTCTAGGGTTAATAAGATGAGTTCTAAAGAACTAAAAAGAGATTTATTAATATTTGCTAAAAACAATCCTAAGTTGTTCTTAGATTTAGCTAATGACGAAAACGTAATGTTAAGAAACTTTGCGGTTAGATCGGCTGAACTTGGAATAATTTTATTGTCTCAAGATCAAAGGCAAATATCCTGGGCGTCTAACGGTAGAAAACTAATGAACGTTCCGTTTGATGAAAATCCTTATTCAGCTTTTGCTGCTTATTTAAAAACAGACGAAGGTGTAGAAGTATTTAAATCAATAGAGAAAAAAATGATTTAACAGGTGATTATAATAATGGGTGATCACTTTGTGGTCACCTAATTATTAAAAAAAAATATACAATGGCAATAAACGTAAATCAAGTTTATCAAACAGTTTTACTTATTCTCAATAAAGAACAAAGGGGATATTTAACTCCTGATGAATTTAATAGAATAGGCGCACAAGTGCAGCTTGAAATATTCGAGTCTTATTTTGAAGATTTAAATCAACAATTACGTGTGCCAGATAACGACTCTGAATACTCAGATCGTGTAAAAAATACGCAAGAAAAAATTGCGCTCTTTCAAGAAGCGGGCACGTGTCCTTACGTAGGCCCTTATTTTGGCGTACCAACAGTATCAGGTACTACCACATCTCAAACATTTAACACAACAACAGCTCAGCAGTATGTAGTAACTACTATTACAGCAGATGAATTAGACGCTGGGCAACCAAGCGTTACCTTAGAAGATGCTAATGGTGTTCAACAGCCTTTAAGTGAATTTACTGATTGGACTATATCTGGTCTTACGCTTAGTTTAACTAACGTGCCTACAGCTGGCAGAGCTTTAATTTTAACAGTCAATGAGTTTGATTTTTATAAACTAGGAACTGTTATACATAAAGATGAAACGCCTGTTCAATATGTTCAGCCTAACGAATTATTAGAATTGAATTTATCACCTATAACAAAACCATCTACTTCTTTTCCTGTTTACAGATATAAAGATAGACAGATATTTGTATCACCAACAACTATACAGAGTGATTTATCTTGTACTTACTTAAGAAAACCACTAAATCCAATGTGGAATTTTACAGCAACAGCTCCAGCTTATCAATACATTTACAACGCTGGTAGTTCTGTAAACTTTGAATTACATCCAACAGAGCAAACTGAAATAGTGCTAAGAATATTAATGTATGCTGGTGTTATAGTTAAAGATCCACAATTAATACAAAGCGCAGCTCAACAGGTTGCTATGGATAACCAAAACGAAAAAATATAAAACATGGCTATACAACCTCCAAATAACGGATTACTAAACGAAACTGGTCAACAATACTACCAAGGTGCTGAAGGTTTTGTAGGTGATGGGGCTAATAGAACTTTTACTACAACTTTTGATACTGACTTATATTTAGGCAATTGGAATCCTAGCGCTGAAAACTACGCATTAAATAACTTTAAAGTGTATACTAGTACTAGTGGTTTTCCTGGATCTTGGTCTGAATACATTACAGAGTTTTCTATTTCAGATAATTCAATTGTTTTTCCAGCCAATGCGATACCCGCTAATGGTTTGTATATAGTAGTTCAATTAAAAATACTAGATGGTGGTAAATACGGTTCTACACCTGCTGAAAAAGCATATGGTCAAACCGTAGAAGATAACTATGGTAGTTACAAGTACGTAAAACTAGTTGATATAGTAAATAACTTTTTAGTAGGATATGTTGGTACTGGTAAATTACTACCAGACGCTAAAAGAACAGATGTTATCTTTCACGCAAAAAGAGGTATGCAAGAATTTAGTTATGATACTTTAAAAAGTATTAAATCTTCTGAGTTAACAATACCTGAGGGTTTGACTCTAGTTCTTCCTCAAGACTACGTTAATTACGTGGCTATGTCTTGGATCGATGGGCAAGGAGTAAAAAGACCTATATATCCAGCTAATAATCTAACAATAAGTCCTTTCAATACTCAGTTGCAAGATAATCAAGGAATACCTACGCAAGATAATTTTGGTAATGATTTAGAGGGAACATCTATAGTTCAAGAAAGATGGCATAGCGCTAATGACAAGTTAATAAACGGGAGTTGGACAATGCAAGATTTCACTAATGATTTATGGGCTTACAACTGGGACTACCCAGGTTCTTTCTTTGGTGCAACAAGAGGTCAAATGTATGGAATGGATCCTCAGTACTCACAGTACAATGGCTGGTTTAATATGAACGAAAGAGAAGGTAAAGTATCTTTTTCAGCAAACTTAAAAGACAAGTTAATTGTTTTAGAATACATATCAGACGGCTTAGCTACTGATTTAGACACTAAGTTACCTAAGCTTGCTGAAGAGGCAATGTACGCTTATATACTTTATTCTATAATATCTACTAGAGCAAACCAACAAGAGTATGTAGTTCAAAGACTAAGAAAAGACAAGAGTTCAAAATTGCGAAACGCAAAAATAAGATTATCTAATATAAAGCTTGAAGAAATAGTACAAGTAATGAGAGGTAAATCTAAATGGATAAAATCATAATACATGGCAGAAGCTAAAAATACTTTTCTAAAATCCAAGATGAATAAAGATCTTGATGATAGAATATTGCCTAACGGTGAATATAGAGATGCTCTGAATATATCTGTAGGTAGATCAGAAGACAATGATGTTGGTTCGCTTGAGAATATATTAGGTAATTCTTTAATAGCGGCTACAGCCTCTAGCAATGCTAATTTAAAATGTATAGGTAAGTTTGAAGATGAAGTTGGTAATAGAATATTTCAAATATTAACAGACTATACTGATGTAGACGCTACTTGCCAAACGATAAACTATCCATCAGCATCTACTGCTGTAGAAATGAAAATAACTGTTCTTGATCTTAATAATAATACTTATAGTACTTTAGTTGAAGGTAAGTTTTTAAATTTA